CATTTTATACCCATCTTCAAAATTAATTATACATGCAAATGAAAGTATTTCATTATTTTCTTTATATATTATGTTTTTATGTGGTATATTAAAATAATTGTAGAATTCATCATCATTATATAATATTGGGTCTATCTCTTTCATTTTACTTTCTATTAATGGTCTTATCCCGTCACCTACCTCTATATATTCACCCATTATATAGGACTCCATTCTGTATTTATTTGTATAGGTCTACTATGGTTATGTTTTGCTAATAATTCCCTACTTGCTCCCATCCCGTCTACAAGCATTTCAAATGCATTACAGATATGAGAGTATGGACCTTTATCAGGCTTCTCTGCATATTTCTCTGCAGATACGTTTATCCTTCTATATTGATAACCACCCCTTAGACCAGCTAATAGATGCTTACACTTATTTGATATAACTATTGCAGGTTGTCCGACTATGATCATACCTAATTTACGCTTTACTGCCTCAACCATTGTTAAAGGTGATCCAGTATTTGATACACGTGGGTGTAACTCTGACTTATTATAAACCTTGAACATAGTAGCATCTGTAAGCTGTCCTCTTTGATTGGCTGCCCAAGGGTCTATCCATGTTTCAAATCTATAGCCTGGGTAATGTTGCTGCATATGTGAGCGTATTATCTCTGAAAAATCAGTTAAGTTTACATCATCACTTACTAACTCATCAAATATTACAAGCCTACCTAATGGATCAACTTGACCTATTACAAATCCTGACCATCTTCCGTTATCACTACCACATATCAAAGGTAAATCTTTTGAAGGTGGTTTAATCTTTTCATGATCGATCATGTGAATAGTATCTGAATATTCTGGGTAAACAGGCTTACCTTCTTTCTTCTCAATGAATTTAACCCGTATCATTTGATCTATCCAATCAGTTTCTTTACCTGCTAATTGACCTCTGTAGTATTCATATGGAAGATTATCTAGGTTTTCTGCATTTTGGTTAACATTTCCTTCTTCATCTATTGCAGGAGGTTGTATGAATAGCGCATAATTATCTGGCCTATAATCAGTAACAAATAATTTATACATCCAATGCTGATCACCACATGCATTTGAATCTCCTATGCATTGTGGCTTTGTTGCACGTGTCCCTGAGTTTACAGATGGATAACGTCCAAGCCTTGATGTAACATTATCTAATGCTTCCTTACTAAGTTCTCTTACCTCATTTAGATAAGCATATGTGATTTCTAATGAAAGTAGCTTTTTCATATCCTGGGGCTTATCTAGCGAACGGAATATAAACTCAGCATGTACATCATCGTGCTTATATATTGCATTTTTACCGGACCAATGCAAAAGATCACCATAAAACTCATCAAATGATTTCATAGTAGTATCTTCTAGCTCGGTGTATGTATTCCTGACGACTACAGTGCGCGTATATCGTATCCCGTCTTTACTTGGTTCTTGTTCATATATTAATCTATCTAACTTAGCAATACTGCCAAGCGTCTTACCGCTACCAATAGGGCCAATGATTAGGCTTACAAATTTGTCGCATAGATAATAATTACTTACTATTGGTGATAAATTTAATGTCATGCGTGGCTACTGTTACCTTTCAAGTAATAAACAGATACAGTCGGTGAAGTACCTCCATCAAGTCTAAATATGTTGACTCTTAATTTACCTATAGGCTTATTATTAGCATGGAATAATGCTGTGCCATTTGATAATTCACTAATAGTTACAACATGAGAAGCTATACAAGTGTAGTTATTACCATCTATAGATGCTTCAATATTTATAGTAATTGCAGTTGGTGATCCGGTATGTACTACTTGAAAAGTATGATCAGAATGTGCAGCATCATTATCTTTTGATACTGTTTGTGCTTCGCTTATACCCGTTGAGGTTGCATTGTTTACTAAAGTTATCATGTTACATCCTCTATCCACCCGAACCAATCCCCGGTAATTAATAAACCTGCATTAGAACTTGTATATGTCATAGCAATTACAACCCCCTCATAGTACACAAAAGGGATTTTAAGTGTTAATGGGATACCACTATCTTGCATAGCTATACTTCCAAATGGTATTAATATGGCATCTACTGTATAATCGTGGCCCTGAAAGTATGTAGCTGCTATTGATATCTTTGCATCCTTACCTGCACCTGATGTACAACTTCCTACCATTGAGTATATAACAGCTCTTTTACCTGCAGGAACCATTCTAGCACTTGATGAGCATCTATTGTATGTTGCATTAATTTGATTAAATATCTGAGTAGGTGTAGCAACTCTTGTGAATGTTATATTCCCTGCTGCTGATTTTAATGAGCCATAATCCACCATATGCCCACATTGTATAAATCTTATATTTGTTGCTGTTGTAAAAACAGGTGTAGTTCCATTAAGCGGTACTATTTCTGTTCTAAATATTAATTGATCGTCCAAATAGTGAAGATCTATTGAATTTATGCCAGTACCACCTACGGTATCATTTGCACTTGTACTTTGTATTTGTACCTGCTCACCTGTAGATTGATTAGGAATATACCATGTCCCGTCGGCCCAAAGAAGTTGATTTGTACCAGCTGTACTATTAACTCTCTCACCATATGCCCCAAATGGTTCTGATCCTTCTACCTCCCCCCTTGCAATAGCTAATGCTAATTCATCCATATTCATTCCATAGGTTTTACTGCATTCACCCATTATATTCTCCTAAATGATTTATTTATAGGCATCATAAATGGATAATAACCACCAGGTAGTTTAGATACTGTATATGTTTCTTTTCCATCTGTTATTTTATCACCTACGAATATTTCTTTACCATCAAGAAAAACATCTGTACCTTCAAGTATATTTATGTTTTCAAGTTTTTCATCATAATAAAATTTAGGGTTAGAATCTGGTTGTAGAAGTTTTACTCTTTTTGATAAGTAATCAATACTTATAAGTTCTGTATTATGATCAAGTCTTTTATTATATGCGGTCATATCATTCCTTGATAGGGTTTACATTTATAGTACGATGTACTGTTTCTCCAGAATGTTCAATCTCTTTTTTATCAGCCCAACCAAGATTTTTTAATGCGAATATTGGTCCTGTTGCTTTTCCAACTAGTACACATTTCTCATACCAATTCTCTACTTTAAGCCTTGCTCTTTTTATAGTGTGGGAAAATTCATCTATTTTTTCATAGTCATAAAATGAAGCTCTATCACAAAAACCTAGATATAAAACAAGACCTGTTATAGTTGGTGTATTGTCATTATGTACAGTAATATCTTTTTCATCTTCAGGAACTTTAATAAGATCAAAATATTCATCTATCTTTTCTTGTAATTCTTCTACTGTATTGTATTTTGGTGGACGACCTGCCATAGTTATCCTTTATAGTTTGTGTATATTATAGCATTTATTTAACACTCTTGCAATCATAGACGGTTTCTTTTCCATTTATCACCTCAATAAACTTACTTATCCCGAATTCAACCCATGCAATATGAAGGAATAATTTTAAACGGATCTTATAGTCTTTTGTAATCATCCCCTTAACCTCAACGATAATCTTTTCACCGTTCTCGAAGTATTCAAAATCGGGAGTGTATTTCATCCCCCCTAAATATGCGTGACCCTTCTTGTTCTTGTTTGTGTCAATTCTAAACCCGGTCGATAAGTTGAACTTAGGTTGCAGCTTCAATTTCTCTATCTTGAATAATCTTAGCTTCTCTGTGAGTTTTATGAAGTGGTCCCGTTCTGCCATGCTGTCAAAGTTGTATTGTTCATTTTGGAAAGTGTATGAGCATTTCTTATTTTTGTATTTCATATAGATAAACCTAATATTTTTCTAAGCTTTATGCAGTGCCAAGCTCAATTTTTGCTTTTAATGTTATGTATCTATCTTTGGTTATTTTCATTTTCCCATTCCTCATGGTTATTCATACCTAATTTTTCAAGGTTATGTCTCATCGCTTTGTATCCATGCATATCTACAATATCCGTCTTGTTGTGGTGTATCATGTCATGGCACTCTCTACAAATTGAAATTATCGTACGGTCGTCTTTATCGGCTCCGTTATTTCCGAACGATGTATGATGTGCATCTTGCGATTTGTTAATAGTGCATATCTGACACATAGGATATTTCTCAAAAAGCCAATCGCATTTCTTTTTATACTCTGCTTTCGGCATTATCTTTGGATTCGGTTTACGTGTCTTTTGTAGTTGTGATTGTTTAGAGTACATATTATTGATTTACCATGTCGCTCATATCTGTTTGCTCCACAAAAGCATTGCTTCTATCAAGTCTGTTAAGTCTTGCTTCGCAAGCTTCAATCAGTTCGTTTCGTTCTTCTCCGTTAAGGCTTGATCTAAAAATTGCAGAGTGATACTGTTGCAACCCTACGCTATCAAGTTTACTGATTTTTTCTAGTCTTTCTTTTTGTGTTGTCATAATTTATCCTTTAAATCCATTTATTTTCTTTTGCTAATTTTTTCATATCCATAACAGTTGCAGCGCCATAAATATCATAAGTACCTAATTCAGTAATAAAATTTCCATAATATTCATATACTATACCACCATAACCCATTAAAAATTTTGGATAACCATTTATTACAACATAAGCATATCCACATCTTGTATATACTCCATTTTTTCTTGTTTTGGATGATTCTTTTATCTTATTTAAGTGCTCAATAGATATTCCCATAATTTATCCTTCCATCTCTTCGATTAGTTTTTCATTGTATTTCATAGCTTTCCACACTTTCCATCGTCTTGTACGTGCTTCGTCGCTATAATCATCGTTGTCTAAATCACTTACCATTAGTTTAGCACGTTTATGCTTAAACTTAATAGCGTCTTTATATGGCAATTCCATAAACTCAGTTGCTTTTACTCCGTATAGGTATTCGCTTTCTGTCATAAGACTCCTTTATATTAATTTATAAACTATAACGTATGTAATCTTAAACTTAAACCTTAAAAACTATATTTCTTATGCTTTTTTTGTAATTCCATCCATAATATTCATCAAATCTTTTAATTAAATATGGTCTATTATTTGAAAAAGCCCGTGCAACTTTATAGGTATAATCAAATCCGAATTCAAAATTATACAACTGCTGAAGATTAACTTTTGATATTTCAGATATTTCTTTGTAGCTCATATTTTCTTCATGCTTTAGATACTCAATGAATAGCTTTACTTTTTCGGTAAAACTTTCTTTTAGTTCTTCGTGCTTTATATATGCCTTAATGTCGAACATTAAATCATCACGTTTGCTTCCATGTTTCCTCACGACATACTTTTGAATACCTGCTTTTTTATCGTAGAATATGCAAGTGCTTTTATAACCTAATTCTTCTTTTGCCTGTGTTATTGGTATTAGGCTCATCTTGTTCCCATTAATTTATTAAGTTTTTTAATAGTGTTCATTGGTTTTATTGATCCATCATAGTATCTCTCGAATAGATAACACGATGTTGGATATGCTACGTATAATCTCAATGCAATATTAACTGCACTTCCTGGAGAGAATTTACCTTGATACAATGACACGCTATTGAACTTGCATACTTTAGACATATCTTCATAGCTGAATTTATCAATATTCCTTAGATATTCTAAAAGCAATACTGTTTCTTCTTTTATGTCAGATTGCAATGACTCAAATTTTCTGTATTTATCAATATCAAATATTGTATGTCTTTTACCAAATCTATATAAAAATGGTTGATATTTCTTTGCAAGATACAATGAATGATAAGTTATTCCTAAAAATGATGATGCTTCTTCTGGATTCATCATATCTCCATTTCAAATAGATTTTGTGATTTCATCTCTCTCATAATGAAAGATGGATCTTGTGGTTCAT